GCGTCGAGGGCATGGTCATCGGACGGTGCTGGGGTGCGGGTGAACTGGCCCGTTGCCGCGTGTGTGGCCCACTTGTACATACGGGCTTCGCGGGTGAGGTTTGGACCGATTAGGCGGAGCGGCATATCGTTCAGGGCCATGATTCCATTTAGGACGGATTCGGGCCCCTTGGTGGCCGGACGGACGTTGTAGCCCAATCGCCGCAGCTCCTGAATAATCTCGGGCCGTGCGCCGTCCGCCCATATCGGTGACGCTTTGGCCACGCCCCACGCCGGGAGAGCCGCTGCCAGTGCCGAGGGTGTTAGCCCGGACTGGTAAGCGATTTCTTCGGAGTAAACGTGTTCACCGGCGATGCCGCACTTGACCAGCGCCAGCGGCTCGCTGAAACCAAAGTCGAGACCGTAACCAAAACGGCGCACATCGTCGGGGAATTGGTGCCAGCTCTCAGCGCGCTTGTAGATAACGCCCTCTGATTTGCCGGTGCGCCCCTCGCCGTACACACGCCACCATTCCGAGTTCCCCCGCTTAGATTCGATACTGGCCACCACAGCGGGCGACAGGAACGGATTGTCCAGATAGGTCGATCGGCAGAAATTGCCAGCTGCCATTGCCTCAGGTCTATACCGGTGGTGAATCCAAAACTCCGCGTCCGCATTGTAGTCCACGAACGCGGCGACCTTCGTTCGGATAAATAATTGCTCGAAAACCTCGTGGCGAATCCCGTTAGCCTCGTTCACAAACAAGATGTGGCGTTTGCCGGCCTTTGCATCTTGCGGCGTTTCGTAGGAGACAAACTCGATTCGGGCCCCGTTGGTGAACTCAAACGCCTTCTCGGTGGTGTGGTATCGTTTGACAACTGGCGCGAACGTGGCCGCGATGTTTGTCGCGTCCGTAATTGCGCCTCGTTTAAGGTTGGGCACGTCTTGGCCCACCACGCTAATAATTGTCGGCTCCCCTCCCAATTTTGGGCACTTTGCCGCGATTACAAACAGGGTTTGCAGCACGGCGTAGGTCTTGCCTGAGGATGTGCCGCCCTGCAGAATGAACACGGGTACTTTGCCAGTGGGCTGCAAAATGGCCTGTAAAACCCGGTTTGCGCACCACTCGAACAATGCCGAAGCCCTCTGTTTTTTTTTAATCATCTGCATTTAACTCACGGGTTTTGATTACCTTGGTTTCAAAAATGATAGGCTGCCCCCCGCTGGTAACGTCCGTTTCGGTTCGCTCAACATATCCCCGTTTTTTGCCCTGTGTCTTGAGGAAAAACAGCACGGCCGGGACGTTGCCCTCGGTAATCAGCGTTTGTAGGGCGCTCTCGGCACGGTCGATTAGCGATTCTTTAATCGCGTCCACGGCGGCGGCGTACTCGGGGTCCGATTCGAGCCAACGATAGTGCGTTGCTCGATGGGTAGGCACTTGGTTCATAGCCTCGGAAACGTTACCAGCGCATCGCTTTAGCGCTTCCAAAAACTGCTTTTTATCGTTTGTCGCATTTGTCGCGTCCATTTTGCCGGATTTTAGCATTAAAAAAGCCGCAGCAGGCGTTCACCCACCGCGGCAGCATTCAAAAGTAAAACAAAATAGTTGTGTGTTGCCTTGTTCACGGCGGGAATTAATGCAAAGATACGACATTTTGCATTTGCGCCGACGCAGCTTCAATAGCCTTAAAAATTTGGTAGGCTACTTGGGGAACGATTGCATTACCATAGGCCTTTACACTTTCGTTTCGCCACTTTGAAAAGGTAATTCCGTCCAGTCCGCCGGGAACCCCATCATTTCGGCCACAAACCGGGGATTGAGTTGGGAAGTTGTCCCAGTTTGGGCAAAGTAATCCGGCAGGCTGTTTGTGTGATTCCTGCCCGCTGCCTCTAATGCTTCTGTTGTCCTTGCACCCTTGTAGTCGCGTGTTGCTGGTGTTGGCATTATGCCCGTCACCCACCCCGCAACAACCTCCTCTAAATTGCCCTTTTTGCGCGTCGCCAGTGCTTCGCTGTTTAGATTGCATCCGTTCACCTGATTTGCGCGCGGCGTAGGCAATAAACCCGAACACATCATCGGATCCAGCCCCATTGATAAATTCCGCGCCTGTTGCTCTAATTTCGGTTCTCCCCTGCTGTTGCGCGGATTCGCCCTGCTTACTGATTCGTAAGTTGTCGGAGTATGCAACAAACCAAATTCTGTCCCGTCTGTGCGGAGCGTTGACACCTGCAGCTGGAAGTACAAACGCCCTGACTTCGTACCCTTCAGCTTCCAAGTCAGCCTGCACCTCGTTGAAAACCAGCCCGCCCGACCAATTAATAAGGCCGGAAACGTTTTCGCCCACAACCCACCTCGGTTGCACTTCTCGTATTGCTCTAAGCATTTCCGGCCACAGGTGGCGCTCATCTTCTTTTCCGAGCCGCTTTCCGGCGGTGCTGTAGGGCTGGCAGGGGAAGCCGCCAGTGAGAACATCAATTCTGCCTGCATAGTGGGTAAAATTAGATTTTGTGATGTCGTAAAAACTTTCAGCGTTGGGCCAATAGTGCTTTAAAACACGTTGCCCAAATGGGTTCCATTCGCAGTGAAATACATTTTGCCAACCCATCCATTGCGCGGCAAGGTCGAAGCCACCAATACCGCTAAAGAGGCTGCCGTGAGTTAAAATTGATTGCATGTCGCGCGGTTAAGAGGTTACAACTTTTAACGCCTTAGCCAACCGATAGTTGGCCTTTGCCCTCATCAGCATCATAAGCGCACTTCGGCAGTCCTCCGATTTCAGCGCATCTGCCACGCGATCGGTTGCCTTTGCCCCGGTTAGTTCGTACACGTCCACCAGGGCGATGCGCCTTTCGTACACTTTGCCGCCTTTTTTGTTGGGCGCGATTTCGTGGACGTGCGTGTTCGTGTACTTTGCCCGGAGCATATCAACGGCCAGTTGGCTAACGGCTTGGTTTTTCCCGACGGCCAGCCCCACGGCGGCGGCTTGGCGGATAGTCATCCGGCCGTTCAGGTGGTATACCGCGTGGTCAAGGTTCGAGTTTTCCACGCATGCGTGGGCCACGGCGGGCGCGTCGTTCTGGACCCATCCGATAAAGGCCAGCACGTTCCGGAACACAATAAACCGGAGCGGCTCGAAAAGGTCCGTCGGGTCGTACATCGCGACGGCAAAACCGTTTTCGCGGAATGCAGGGTCCAGTCCAAGGAGAATCATAGGTAGCTCTTTAACGAGTTAAGAAGAGTGCGGTAGGCTGCGGTTTCCTTGGCGTGCAAATTGCGCAACCGCTCCCACGCTTCCTTTTTACTTATCCCGTTCAGGTAAGCGTGCTCGGCAGCCTTTTCTTTCGTGGGCTTTTCTGGTGGCCCTTGCCGTTCGAGGTGTTCGATGCGGCGGCGGCAAATTTCGGCGTAAGTCATGAAATTTCGGTTAGGTAGGTGAGCAATCGGTGTGCTTCCTTTGCCGTCGCTTGGGCTGCCTTGCGCTGGGCATCCGTCAAAAACGCAACGTGGTCGTTGTAGTAGTTGTGGTTTTTGCCGAGGTAAGCCGCCATGTTGGATCGGGATTGGTAGGTAAACGTCAATTCCAAAGCGTGCGCTGCGGTGGCCACCACGTTATCAATTTGGCAGTTGAATAGCTCCCCCGGTGTCATTGCGTATCGAACGCAAAAACAGGTTAGGCAGGCGGCAAAGCGGGTGTTTTCCGTGACCGTGCCACCCCCACTAGTCAACAGCTGGCGGAGGTTGGCAAAGTCGCGTTGCCGGTTCTCAGGCAGGCCGTCGAGGGACAGCACGCCATCAAGGTATGCAAATTCAGAATGGTAATTCACCGTCTTCATCGAAAGGGGGTTTGGCGGCTGCGGGTTTAGGTGCGGGCGCGGGGCTTGCGCTGGGGGCCGAGGTAACAGGCGCACCGACCTCGGTTTTTTCGGGCCAGTCGATGATTTCCAGTCGGGCCACGCGGAACTCGTGGCTGTATTGGGTTACGCCGTCCTTTTCGTAGGAGCGTTGGCTGTACTCCGCAGCGATTAGCACGCGGTTGCCTTTGCGCAGGTATTTCTGCGCGATTTGGTCGAACGGCGAATAGGCATAGGCCGTGACCCATGTGGTGATTTCTTGTTCTTTTACCTTTTTTGATACGGCGATGCGAAGACGGGCAACGCCTTCACCATTTTGGAAGCTTTTGTGTTCGGGATCAGCGCCAAGCCTACCCATGAATGTGCAAATGTTCATGATATTGGGGTTTGAAAATGAAAAAAATCAGTATGCTTTGCCGTGCAGCCGGGGCCGCGTGGCGTTATATGCCAGCTTTGCCGCTACGTGCGCGTCAATGTCGATTCCCATGTATGCGGAAAGGTCAAGTAGCCGGATAATCGCGTCGGCCAATTCGTCTTCCACGCTATCTTTCACATTTTCACAAAAGTAAGCGGGAAACATTTCCATGTTCATTTCGGACATTTTTAACGCCTGAGCAACGTAGCCTTTCCATGTTGTGCGTCCCTCGCGATGCGCCTCCACCGCCTCCGATATTTCGGAGACAATCAGCATACACCGGTCCGGAAACGTGGCCGGGTGGTCGTAAAATCCGCGTTCGACGTTGCCCGCGTGGATGCGTTGGGATAGTTCATTCAAGTTCATGGGTTGGGGTTTGATTGGTGAAAGTTCATGATTTTGTCCAGTCTCCGGAGGTATGGCGTGGCCCACTTGCGGCCCATGCCGGCGCGGACCATTTCGAGGTGGCCCTCGATAAGGTAGGCGGCGTTAGTGACGTGTTCGGCTTCGGTGAGTTCGATACGGTCCGGTATCGGATTAGCCTTAAAATAGGCTTCGATTTCGGGCCAGCGGAGCCACAGGGCAGCCTCGGCCTGTTCGGGGGTCTGTTTCATTTCCATAACGATGCGACAAAAGTCCGGTTTTTTTCGATTAAGGCAATGGCGTACAGGCGTTGGAACTGGCGTTCAATATCTTCGGCTCCTATTTTTTGAACGTCGTTTAGGTTGACCATTTTGCCCAGCTGCACCTCGGTTTTGCGGAACTCCAATTCAGCTACTCGGGCCTCGCCAACGGCTTTTTGCCGGAGTGCGGTTTTGTATTCTTCGGGAAGGTCCTGCATTTGTCCGGACTTGACGAAAGGTTCCAAGTCTTCAATCCACCAAAATTTAGGATCCCAGCAGCCTTTGGGGCCCTCGGCAGCGTAGCGGGATATTTCTTTGCGGCGGCGGCGGTCGTCTTCAGGCCGAGGCGCGCACCGGGAGATATTGCCCTCGGCAATGTCCATGTCACGTTCAAATTCTTCACGGCTTTTTTTTTCGTGCAACACCTTTGCCTTTGCCTGCAATATGGCAGCCCTTTGGGTATGAGTATAGGTTGCTAACACTTTGCTAAGCAGCTGGGGGTTCAAGGACTGGTTTAGCACCACATCCGGCAGGTCGCCATTGGAGGCGAAACCGAACGCGCTGATTACCTCCTGTGGGCTAAGGCGCGGATACTTTTCTCGGAGCGTGCGCACCATTGCCGCGTTCATTCCCTCGGGAATATCCGTAAAGGTGAAAAACGACGTAGAAACGTTGGACAAAAGGCTGGCCAGCGATGTGTCCGGCAGCTCCTCAAGCTTATGCCCAGGGCGCGAACTGATTGCATAGGCCTGCACGGCGGTGGTCGAAACGCGGGCACTGCGGGCCACGTCTTCAACAAATTCCATGTTAAATGGGGGAATTGCACTCATATCCAAAACGGGTTTTTATAGTTAACAGTATTGTAAATGCTTTTTGCTTTTTTGAGTTCGGTTTGCAGGTCAATATCGCGCATTCCAGCGAGGTACGCAGGCATTCCGAGGCGTGGGTCTAAATGCTCCTCAATGCCCGGGTGAGCCAGTAAAACGGCCTTAACCATGTCAACCTTGCGCTGGTCTTTCTTTTCGTAATACCCTCCGAATTGTTGGCCGCTTGGCAGCACAATCGCCACGGTATCGCTTTGCAAAGGCACCAAATCGGTGACACCGGTTGGGCGGCTTTGTTGGCCTTTGGCATTATACGCTTCCTCGAGATAACCGGGGAACTTGCTTGGTCTGCTAAGGGTCTCCGGCGTGAGGTAAGCCCGCATAACCGGATCGTTACCCCATCTCAAGGTTTTGAACTCGATTACCATGCGCACTTCCTCTTCGGTCCCCTCTTTACTTTTCAACACCCGGACAAACTTATCCACATTGCCCTTGGCATTTGAGCGAAAAGCCGTGCCAGCGACGGCGTTAAGGTGGTCCACCAGCCGGGCGGCGGCGGCGTTAATCTCGGCGTTGTCGGTTTTCGGTTTGGCCGGTTTGGCCACGGGCACCAACTGTTCGGTTTTTCCAAACGGTTCGGGCGTTGGCGTGACCATTTCGCGGAGCTGCTCGGCATAATTGGCCGTATTTGGGGCCTGCTTTGGCTTGTGCGGGGCTTTAGGCGCGCGGGCGGGGGTTTGCTTAGGTGCGGAGGCGTGAGCGGCGCAAATGGCCTCCAATTGCTCAAGCGATTGCACCAGCTGATAATGGCGCGTGTTGTTTTGGCCGCGTTTGTCGATCATTAACAGGCCAGCGCCTGCCAAAATATTGATGCTCCGCTCCAATGGCTTACGTGTCATGCCTGTTACCTCAATCAGCTTGGGCAGCCCAATGTAAAACCAACCGTCCGATTTTTTGGCCGCGTAACGCTTAGCAACCTGCGAAAGGTGGGCGAACAGTACCGCCGCATCGCAACCAAACGCCCTTTGAACCGTAAAGTTCAGCGGGCCCCAGTTTCCAGTGGTAAGCTCTTCGGGATACATAAAAAAAGAACGGGGCCAAAACGCTACCACACGTTCGGCCCCATCTCGGATTTGGAGGGAAACCCGCGGGCGGTGGTAGTCATCCGCGGATTGTTGATGCAAAGATAAACGCAGTTTTTGTATTTTGGTTTATTTAGTCAAAAAAAAAATTCGCGCTTGCGCGTTTTGTAATTCTATTCTATATTTCTCTATTCTGTAATATCTATTCTGTATTTCTCTATTCTGTATTGTATTGGGTCGGCTCCTTTTGGGCTTACCGCTTTGCCCTTTTTGGGCTTATCGGTCAGCACCTTTTGGGCGTACCGGTCAGCACCATTAGGGCATTGGGTCTGCCCTTTTTGGGCTTATCGGTCAGCACCTTTTGGGCGTACCGCCTTGCTGGTTTTCAGCAAAGTGAAAGGACGTTTTGGCAAAACGTGGAAACAAGCATCCGCACTACCCCAACCCTACAAACGCAAACAGCCGACCGTTCGGCCAGCTGTCGCTACATTCCTTTTATCTTAACTAAGCGTATCTTCTGCGGCGAGGGCCGGGGTCGAACCGGCGCTTTTGACACAGTATCACCTGAACCCGGTCAACGTGCTACCCTTGCACTACCTCACCATAAATCCCGCCGCAACCGTGCAGCTACGGCGGTTAGACTTTCTCTCTCTAATAACCTCTAATAGCCTAATATCCTTCGTGACCACAGCGGGGGTCGAACCCGCATCTCCCAAAAAGCCAAGCCAGAATAGCTGGGTGTGCTGCCCTTGCACCATGTGGCCGAATTAACCGCCGCAGGCGTTCACCGACGGCGGTTTGACACTTACTTTTTACTACACCACATTTTCAATCTTAACCAAAAGTGACTGTATAAACTCACGGCACAAAGATACACGGTCGCGTATTTTTTGGATAGCCTCTTCGTCACGGGCGACGTCGAAGCGTTTGAACTTCAGCCCGTCGGCAACGTCCGGGTAGGTCAGCAGGTGGCGGACTTCCTCGATCGTTTCGTCCGTGTTACCACCAAGGCCGCGTTGGTACGATAATTTGCGCGCTTCATCGTTCAAAATGTG